CTAAATTAAAAGGAGTTTCAACAGTTCCTGGTGTGCCACCACTTGCGGTCACTGTTGATCTAAAGCCACCGGCTCCACCGCCCCCGCCTGTGTCTGCGCCAAATACACCATTTGCGGCTCCACCGCCTCCTGCGATAATTAAATAATCAACAACAAATGTTGCAGGTGTAAAGCGGCTTGCCATAATTCCTAAAATTAATCCCATTAGCTAACATCTCCCACAATTGTGAAAACATTTGAAGCTGTGCAAATAACTGTGCAAGCTGAATAACGCGCTCGTAATACTGGGGCGGTTGCAACTGCTCCCGTTGATGTGATCGTTACTCCAGCACCTTGGGCAAATGTAGTCAAACCAACGCCAATGGATTGAACATTTATTGTGTTGCCAGCGGCGAAAACTGATGGCGGGATTGTGACTGTTACAGGTGAAGCATTTGATGTTGTTACTAATTTGCCTAAATCACCTATAACAAGTGTGTAAGTTGTGCCAGTTTGTGCATTAAACGCTAATGTTGAATCGTCTTGTTCAATCCATGCAAAATCTAAATCTGTGCCTGATGCTTTGGATAACACTTGACCAGTTGTGCCGCCTAGTAAATCGACAAAGTCGGTATCGACAGCCTGACCAAAAACCTCAAAATCGGCTGGCAAATCCGTGACCAAATCTGTGGCCGTTGGCATTTGCCATCCAAAATTGCTCGTTGGATTGCTCATGTTTTCTCCTTACGCCACAATCGTGGCATTAATCCAATCCAGAGTTGGATTGACTGTATTCCATGCTTCTACCACCGGCACATCATTCCATCGCATGGCTTGCAATGAGAATGAAATCGGTGAAACAATCATTGAAACGCTCACCTGATTATATCTGGCAGAAAATGTCCAGCCTTCAACAAAACCCAAATAATCGCCTGAATTCATGTTGAGTGGCAAATCGGCTATATTAACCGGCATACCCATAAAGACATTGATGAGATCATCGCGGTCGGCATCATCAAGTTCTGGGTTCGTCAGCTCAAATGTGATGTTGTTGAAATTAAATCGTGGATAGGCTCTTAGCTCTAGGTAAAAAGCCGCCTGATCATCAGCATCGGCTAAATGTCGCAAGGTTGTTGTAAAAATCTGTGATAATTCCCCATATAGCCCAATTGATGCTACATCGCTGGCATCGGTTTCATTTTGACTGTTTTGCCCATATTGGATTGTTATGTTGTTTCGGACATCGCCTGTGCGTGATTGTATGCTTAAGCCTGATGCCAAAGCATGGTTAGCTGTAAGATCAACATAGCCATTAGTAGCAAGATAATTGGTGCGGTGTGTCGAATCGGCATACCCAATTTGCCCCGTTGGCTCCTCGTACAAATAACCCAAACCGCTGCTGGCCAGAGCTGCAACCAATGAATAAACATCGGTGCGATCAGATGAGCGTTGTGCCAGCTCATAATTGCCCGGCCGGTCAATTTCGCCCAATCCGGTGTTTTGTGCATCTTGCCATTGCTCGGTGGGTTCATAAGTTGCCCATGTCAAAGCTGCGGGAACAGCTTGCCATTGAGCAAATAAAACTTGGCTTAAAATTGTGTAAATCTGGTCGCCATCAAAATCGTGTGCCAATACGCCATCTGTCAATGCTTTTGGCAACCTAGACAATGCACCCAAAGCAATAATTCTGATGCGTTGCGCATAATCAATGCTGCCAACCTCAGCCACAGCAATGCCTACATCAACCACAGAGCCGCCAAAGATTGGCACAAATGTAGCTGTGGAATCTTGCAGCTCAATTGTCAGCGAGTCATTGATTTCAATCAGCACATTAGCTTGATTGAGGTTGATTATTTCAAGGTTCGTGTAACCGGCATTTGCTTGCTCATAAATGTTTGTGCGGCCGCTGGTGATGGTCAGATTGGCCAAAATGGCCGTTTGATATTGAACACCGCCAATAGTCACACGCCAGACAGGATTGAAAAGTGTCATAAAAACACCAGATTGGAAGCTCCGTTTGTGCCTCTAAAACTTGAGTTATTAAGAGCGTTTGTTGTTGCTCGGCTAAATGCCTCCTCATCAATAATTGACGGAGCATTGACATTTATTGTGATTCCGCCTTGAGCGGCTAATCGTGCGGCGTTTTGTGAGTCTGTGAAACCGCCACCGCCTTGCGCTATTAAACGCGCTGCATTTTGTGAATCTGTAAATGCACCAGTTATGGCTTTTGTTGCAGTTGCAGCTGTTGCCACGGCAGTAGCTACACCGCCTCCAGCCCCCGCATTGCCTCCACCAGAAACAGTCGTGCTGCCCGTTGATCTGCCGCCTCCGCTTATAGCTCCCGGTGTGCCAGTAGTTGCAAAAGCGTCTGCTCCGCTAACATCACTTGATCTTGCCAAAGCATTTGCTCCCGCTAAAACACCAGCAGCTAGTGCCACCGCTCCAACACCAAGCAATGGATTTAGCGCAAATGCGGTTGCAACACCAGCAACAATGGCTGATGCTTTGAGCAAATTGTAAGCTTTGATCAAGGTATTGATTAAAGCAATAGTTGCCACTACCGCAGCCGAAATTTTAGACACAACAAAAAGTGTGCCGATTATAGCTGCAACAGCAATCAATTCATCTTTTAGATCAATGACTGTGTTTATTACGCCTCTCACCTTTTTGCCCCATTCAATGGCTGTAATCTGCGAAGCGGTCAATCCTTCCTTAAGACCATCTTGACCAGTCAGACCATCCACAAAGCTTTGAACAACAGGCACAACATCGCTCAAAATAAACGCGGTCAATTGTTGGACTACTGGCAGCAAGGCCGCGCCAATTTGTTCTTGAACCTCATCGGTGGCAATCTTTATGCGAGCAAAAGCTTTTTCCGCGCTTTGTGCCTCGTTATCTGCAAAACCGCCAAAAGTGTCTGTGAGTGTATTAAACACCAAATCAAAATCTTTAGATTTAAGAATTGATTGATCTATGCCTAAACCCAAACGACCTAAGGAGGCTAAATTGCCATCATAGGCTTTACCTAAGGCATTGGCTACAGCTTCCAATGGCTTGCCCGTAGCTGATGAAATATCTAGTGCCAAATTCAATAATTTTTGAGCATCCTCAACATCTTTTGTTGATCTGGTCAATCGTGCAAATGCCGGGCGCAATTCATCATCAGTAACACCAATTGCAATGGATGTTGTTGAAATGTATTTCTCAACACCTGCAATTTGAGCAGCTGTGGCGTTTGTTGTGTTTTCAATTGTCAAAGCTAATAGGCGTTGTGCCTTTTCATCAGCTGCCGCGTTTTTGATTGACTCAACGGCAAATGCGCCAATTGCAGCCCCGGCAGCAGCAAATGCCAAAGCTGCCTTTTTGCCAAATGCCGTGAATTGATCGCCAATTGATTCCGTGTCTTTACCGGCCGTTTTAATGCCTTTTGTAAATTCAGCAACATCGGCCAGTAACGACAGCTTGAGCGTTCTTGATCCTTGAGCGGCCATTTACCACACCTTCACAATCTGTGAAAACGCCTCAGCCCATTGGCTAACAATTTGAGGCTGCTCTGCCTTAAGCGTTGGATAGATAAACCAACCTTTTGAGCCGCGACCTTCACGGCCAGACCAGATTGGAAATTGCTTGTATTTGTTTGATCCAAATTCATAGCCACCCCAAAGCTGTTGGGTTGTGCCACCGCCTGAAAATTTCTGTGAGGCAAATCCAAATGACATCTCGCCAACTTTAGATGATTTGCTCACCCGTGAGCCTTCGGCAATTCTGCGTGAGGCTGTATCTCGGCCTTGTGATTTGGAAATGATTTTGCCTTGCAGATAAGTGGCAAGGCCATTGGAAACACTTTTGGCTTTTGTGGCAGCTTCATCATCCATGCCTTTAAAAGCGTAAATGATTGATCGTAATTCAGCTTTGTCAAAAGCCACCGCATCCTCAGCCATTTCGCTTCTCCAATATCTCTATCGCCGTTAGTAAATCCTCAGCTGTTTTAAATTCGCTAAGAGGTTGGCCACTTGCAATGGCTACCTCCCAAAGAATCCTATTTATGCTTCCGGACTTATAGCTTTTGGGTTTGCATCACCGACAATTATGTCAGCAACAGTTTCGCACCAAATTTCAAATGGCTTTGCTGGTTTGCCAGCCATTTCGCGCTTCATTGCATGGTAGGCAAGAAACAACAGATCAGACACGCCCATTTTGTCTTGAGCTTGTCCAATCGTATTGCCAGTCTTGTTTTCCCATTTCGCCCATTCTGCTGGATGTGCAATGTATGTTTCAGCATTGCCATCCGTGTATTCAATTGTTATTGGTAATTTCATGCTCCCGATCTCCTTTTTTTAGGTAATTGTTAAAACAGGTGTTGTCACACATGTGAATGCAAGCGAAACAGTTTGTGCATCTGGTGCTGTGCCTCCAGCAGATGGCAAAATTGGCTGAACATCGAAAGCAAACGATGCGCCTGTGTCTGCCACAAATACAACAGGCAATCCTGTATTTGGTGCGTTTGTTGCTGATGTCCAAAGAGCTTCACACAATGATGATGCAGCTCCCCAATCTGCCAGCATTTCAACGGCAAATGAGCCTTGCGTATCCGTAGTGAAATAAGCTTTGCCGTCAAGTGTCTGGTATGTGTTGATTGTTGAATCAACAGTTAATGTTGCTGATGTGGCTTGAGCATCAAAATCATCACCATCAATGGTGAATGTTATGTCTCTGCCGGTGATGATTGTTGTTGGCATGATTTCTCCTTAGTTGG